TAAATCTCAGCATTGACACGGTCTTCAGCAGCGCGGAATGATACGAAGATGCCTTTGACTCGCGCCTTGGCAGCCGCCTGAATCATGGACTCTACAACTTCTACGTCATCCTTGCCCGCCATCTTCAAAGCTGCGACCTGTGCATCATTCAGTACGATTGTAATTTCCATCTGTATATCCTCCACCGTTCGGTGTCTTTCTACGTTGCTTAGTAGCAACTTACAACGTAGCCATGTAGACTACGCTCTAAGATGCTGCTACGCATCCTACTCAGGGTTACGCCTGAGTCCGTGTAACTATATCTTTACTTTGTACCATCCCGCATCTTGGGTGAGCGTCATATAACGTCTGTCATCGGGTATGCCCGCAAGTTCATTATACCGCTCAGTCAAGCCTGTATGCGCATTTATTTTATGATACTTAAGTATCATACATTAGCACTTGACAGGCTCTCCTTTCTATGATACACCCTCCCACCCCAAAAAATCGAAAAGAAGATTTGGGAGGCCGGGGTGTCTCAATACAAATTTTTGAAATTTTCGCACCTAGTCATATCTCAGCGCAAGCGATAAAACAGGGCGAAGCTCTGTGCTAAGGCGCGGAGGGCCACGCGGAAGGCGTATTCAGGGTGGGCTAGTGTATGCTCGATCAAATAGTCTAACTTTACCCCGCATACTCTATTGCGCGGGCGGCTAAGCCGCGGTATCATCAAAGGAGTCAGAGCCGCAGCCCGGCGCGTGAGAGGAGGATTAATGAGCGAAGCACCTATACTAATAGCTCTACGACAATTCGTAGACAAGTATGCTTGGGATAAATCCCTACGAGCTTCGCCTATTACTGCCGAACCCTCTGGATCAGGCACGGGCGCGGCCCCGGCGCGAACTTTAGAGGACACCAGTATCTCAGACTTCATTGCGCAGCATGAGAAAGTAGCTTAGTATGTCAGCAGGCCCAGGTAAACCGAGCGCACTTCATCCAGGATTTAGGATGACGTATAAGCGTGTGCGGAAGCTGGAGGCGATAGCTCGGCTTACGCTTGATCCGTCCGGGTTTACTAATGAGCAGATTGCTAATATGCTGAATTGTCATAAGCAGACTATTGTGATGATTAGGCAGCTTCCCGAATTCCATGCTAAGGTTATGGAGCTTAGCTCCGGAGTCCTGTCACAGTACGATGCGCAACTACGAGAGAATGTAGATAACATGCGGCAGGAGATTAGGAGCATGGTGCCTTCAGCACTGAACGCGATTAAGAGTGCGGTGCTCGGACTTAGTGGCCCACAGCTGCAATTCAAGGCCGCTACTGAGATTTTGGATCGTGAAGGAAACTTGGCTAAGGTTTCTAAGACCAGCGTATCCTTTGAGAAGACTCCAAATCTGCAAGTTGATCCATTAGTCGCCAGTAATCTCATGGCTCTAATGATGGGTGCCCCGCCCATTAGCACACTCGAATGTGAAGTAACACCCAACGCCTTTACTCAGTCCGGCGGCGTACCTGAATCGCGGGCCTTCGACTTAAGCCAAGTTGATGCTGACGCGTTACTTGACGCCGTGGCTGTTGACAAATCCGCAATGAACTAGGAGTCCTAACATGGCAACCATGACTGAAAAACCAGTAAGCCTCGGCGTAAAGCAGACCGAGCCTGCACCTAAAAAGATTCAGAAAGTTGATCTAAGCTCCAAGCAAACCGCGCCGCCACCGCGTAAAATAACTCCAGTTGATCTGGGAACCAGCGGGCGGGGCAAAGCGGACAGGAAGAAATCCCCTTACTAATCAAGTTAGCTAAGCCTGTGCGAAGTAAGTAGAACTATAACCACAAACCCTACTGAGTGTTTCCTGGACAGCTTCACTTTGTAGGTGCCCGTAAACCAAGAGCTGCTGAAAAGCACAGGCTAGCTCCTAATGTAAATACCTCTTGGGCACGGGCAAGTTTCTCAAAAGCTGTCCCGGGGGTTTGGGGGCGGAGCCCCCATTTGCTACGGGAGAACAGCATGTCATATACTACCGGCGATCTTCAAGAAATAGTAGAGAAATCGCTGGAGTATGAATTTAATGAGACAGGCGGTCTATACTTACCAAGAAGCGTAACAAGTAGCTGGCGTATTATTCCACCGATTCATAGTGACGAAAATACTCTCCGAACTATACACCGGCTCAACTCATTAGGTTCCTTGTTTTATTTTGCGACCCGCGTACTTGGAAAGAATCGTTTTCAACAGAATCCGAATCCTGATCAGAACTTACATTTCCAGATGTGCAAGGTAGTTGAAAAAGATGGGGTAAAAGAAGTAATCGAAATCCCTCGTGGCCATTACAAGTCCACAGTTTATACAGAATGCTATAGCATTTGGCGCGCGCTTCCTTTCTCAGCACAAGATGAAATGTACATGCGTGCACTTGGCTATACCGACCGCTGGATTCAGTGGATGAGATATGCACATAATCAGGATATCCGTATACTCCTCGTATCCGAAGTTATTACAAATGCCTCAAAGCTCGGTGTTAGACTTCAAGGGCACTATCAGAATAATGATTTGTTTAAGTATTTATTTCCTGAGATACTGCCAGATGGAAGTTGCACTCAGAATAAAGAATCTTTCTGCCAGATGCGCTCGAATAAAACTGGCTCCGCACAGGGCGAAGGAACCTATGATTTTATCGGAGTAGGTGGTGCGCTACAATCTAGGCATTATAATTTAGTTATACAGGATGATTTAGTAGGCAGAGAAGCATATGAATCTGATATTACTATGAATAAAACCATAGAATATCATAAGTATTTGGTGGGTGCTTTCGATCCTGATGAGGGTGATGATGCGGGGAGGGATAATGATGAAATCGTGGTCGGTAATAGATGGAGTTATAAAGACCTTAATTCGTATCTCAGGAAAGAGGAGACGTACTTTAATTTTAGCACGCACTCAGCGTTGGGCGGATGTTGCTCATTACATCCGTTCGGAATACCTATATTTCCCGAAAAGTACAGTATCGAGAAACTTGCAAGATACCGTAAAAGATTAGGGAATTATATATTCTCTTGTCAATATCGCAACACTCCGGTAAATCCTGCTGAGGTTAAGTTCCAACTTCGTGATCTTCGTAGATTTGAATTTGTGAAAGATCAGAGCTTCACATATCAAGATGTAGTACCATTTGATACCACAGGTAAAACTCGTACTCGTACTAAGATTCTTATCAAGCATAAAGTATTAGCAGGTGACGTAGAGGAAGATGTAAGTCCTCGTAATCTAAAACGCTACATGATTGTAGACCCTAATCACTCAGGGAACGATGGAAGATGCCGCCATGCTATTACTGTCACAGGTGTCGCAGAAAATCCTCGTAGAGTATATCTTCTCGATGTATGGGCAAAAGCCTGTGGTACGGATGAATTTATTGGAGTTATGCTCGATCTCGCAGTCAATGTGTGGAAACTTGACTGTATCTACATGGAAACCATTGCAGCCCAAAAATATCTCAAGTATCACATGGATTACATAATCAAGGAAAAAGCACGGGATGATTCGAGATATGCGGCACTGGAAATAAAAGAACTCAAAACTCCCAAGACCGCGAATGCCAAGAAAATGAGGATTGATTCTCTTGGGCCGATATTTAGTCGCGGTGAGTTCTGGATCAATACTGTAGGTATGGATGAGTTTATTGAAGAATTTGAATCATACCCTACGGGAAAACTAATCGACGTACTTGATACACTTGGCTATGGCCCACAAGTATGGGACTTTGATACAAACACAGAAGATATTGAGTTTGAAATTCTCCGTCGCAAGCAACGATATGTTAATACAATTCGACAAACTTACGCGGGATTATACACATAGCTCCTGTCCAGTAATAGGAAGCGCATAGCGTGGAGCTTATAAATAAGATATATTAATTCGGGTGAGTATGTGATGGATGATCTTGAAGGAGCAAATTATGCCACGAGGGATTGGGTAAAATATATGATAGAACATACCGTCACAGCTCCCTTAGCTAGAATTGAAGCTAAACTTGAAACAATGGAACAGTCAGAGAAGCGGAATGACGTGTCAGCTAGGAACGCTGTAAGTACAAGAACGAGTTATCTATCGCCGTTTCTTGCGTCTTTAGCTACTTGGATACTTTATATAATTTCAAAGAAGATTGGTCTGTTCTAGGAGAGCTTAATGATTATTGACGCAGAGCATCTTAAAAATAATTGGAAATCTACAGTCCAGTCAATTCTTACTACGACATTCGCTCTTACTGGAACTTTGATGTTATCCAGTGTGATTAAGCCTAAAACAGCAGCAATTCTAACTGCTATTAATGGTGTGGCTAAAGTTCTGCTTGGAGCTTTCCAAACGGATGGTGTTCAGATGCCATCTGGTTCTACAATTACACAAACAAGTAAAACAACAGTAACTTCACCAGATACAAAGGTATAAAGAGAGGAATAGGATATGTCAGTATTTTCAAGTATTGGTTCGGGAATTGAAAAAGCAATTAGTTTCGTGGTTACAGTATTTTCAAAAACAAAGCAAGTAGAGGATATGTTTGTTGCTCTTGCTCCGGCGACTAAAGCTGCTATTCTGGCTACATTCTATGATGTGACAAAGACTATAGCAGCGGGAACAGCAGCAGCGGCGGCGGCTTCAGCTGGAAATATCCCTGTAGCAATCACCCTTAGTGAGGCAACTCTGGCACTTATCAAGAACGTAATCACAGATGCAAAAACTGATACCTCAGTCATTGCTGCTGATCTTAAAGCTCTAGGAGTGATTATCTAATATGGATACTCGAACTTATAATTGTACTCCAGCGCAGCTTGCTTCTTTGACTTCCATGTTCGCACAAGCTGATGTAACGGTTAACTTTGCACAGGCCGGTGAAACTGTTGAGAAGGGTTGGGATGTAGCGTGGACTTTTCCAACTTCTAATACAGTAGCCATCACAGTAAAGAAACATCCATTTGGCGAGGAGAATTTCCTCTGGACAAGGCTTGATAAGATGTTCTCTACAAATTCAGTGCCTACTACAACTGTGTATCCCCCAGTAGCAAAGGTATAAAATGCCCGCGATTCGACCTATTAAAATAAACTTCGGTAAAGATGCCACAGAGGAAATGTGGAAGTGGGTCGAGGAGACTACTGAGTATTGGTACGCCCGGACTAGGAATTTTCGTGAGGAAAAGCTTAAGGAATTCGCTCGTTTATACAAGGGGACTCCTATTCATAATACCTGTGATATTCCTTGGCCGGGCGCATCAAATATTGAGATTCAAGTAATTGCATCAAATTCTGATAATTTGCTCGCTCGTGTTATGTCCATGTATCTTACTGATCCGCTCTGGACTGCTAAGATATATGGAGATATTGCGCTCGGCGCTGGTGACGATCAACGATCTGCTGTTGAGAAATTTCTCGGAAACATGGCTCTTGATCCAGCGGAGCTTGACTTCTACAGAGTAGAAGAAGCTTGGTTCTCATCTACAATCAGAAATGGTACAGGGATTATTAAATTCCCCTGGCTTTATAATGTGGAAACGCAGTATGTTTCCACAGGTGAGTCTGACACCGCTGCGAATAAGTATGAGATGAAGGATGTGATTAGATTTGATGGGCCGCGGCCTGAGAATGTGCCTTTGAATAAGTTTTTGACTGATATTTCATATCAAAAGCTTGAGGATTCTAAGTTTAAAGCACATATTATGACGTGCTCGCGGAAGACTTTAGAGGATAAAAAAGCTCTCAAATTCTTCAAAGATGAGGATTTGGATACAATTATAGCACAGCCAGATCGTTCCCAGAGCGATGTGCTACAGAATTATGTCGAGCGAACACAAGGACTTCAAGATACAGGGTCAGGAACTCTTGCAGATGAATATGATATTTACGAGTGCTGGATTCGTTATCAACTCAGCGATGGTACTAATCTCAGATTGGTATGTCTTCATCATCCGCGTAGCAAGACTAGGCTAGGAGCATTCTATAACTATTATCCAGATAACATGGATATATTTGAAGATGCGAAGCTTGCTTATGATGATGACCAGTATTATGGCTATGGCTTTGCTGAGATGCTTAAGTCGTATCAGGATGAGATTTCTGAGCTTCATCGCCAGCGTATTAATGCGAAGACTCTTGCGAATACGACAGCGTTTAGAGTTAATAAGAATAGTAAGCTACACTCGATTCTACAATTCTACCCCGGCATCCTAATTCCCGCGGATAAGGATGAGATTGATCGTGTAGATACTGGAAACCCGCAGGCTGAGAATCTTGATGGTGAGAATTTATCCCTTGCTCTAGTTAAAGAGCGCACAGGAATTGATCCAGCTACAGGAGGTACGGGTGGTGGGATTGTCAATCAGAAGAGAGGAATTTATAGCAGCCAAGGGACTTTCGCTGTCCTACAGCAGCAGAATTCAAGAACTGGGCTGCGTATGTCCGATATGAGGAGTGCTCACAGCAGAGCAGGTTCCAAGTTCGCAAAAATGTATGCTAATTTCGGACTTGGAAAAAAGCTCCGACAATTCGGTGATAACGCCGACGCGCTTAGAGAAGCGTTTGAGAATATTAAAAGTGGTAAGCTTGGTTTATCGGTTCGTGCGTCTACGGCATCTATGAATAAGGAACTTGAGAAGCAGAGTGATATTATGCTCTCCTCGACTCTTACTCAGCTTTATACTCAGGACGCGCAGATGATTCAAGCACTTGCTACACCTGGAATGCCTCCACAACTCGCGGAATATTATGCAGATGTACTCCGAGCGAAACAGAGTTTATACAAAGAGATTGTCCAGAATTTCGGACATGATGATGCTGCTAGGCTCATACCAGTTCCTAGCATTATCAAAGCGGGGAGAGGAAATGAACTTACTACACAGTCAGGCAATAGTGGCCAATCCGGGAGTCCGCAGTCTGGATTCGGAAACAGCCCTCAAGCAACTAATGGAGCACAAGCCAGCAATCAAGGAGCTATTCCTACAACCAGCGGCGAGGGTGCTGGTGGAGTACCTGCTGTCCCAAGTTGATTTGGTAAAGGATGGGTATTTCGAGAAGGAATATAAATCGGAGAAAGAAGAAGCACACGCGAAATCATATCTACAAGGTCAGTTGCAAGTGTATTCAGATATAATCGGGCTAGTTGCTTTTATGAATGCGTTTAAAGTTTTAAAGGGAGAGAGGGAATAAAATGCTTAAATGGTTACGAGGAAGTGACGGAGCTGTAAAGCCCGTAGAAGTTGCGGATGGTTTGGAGGATGTGGAATTCAAACCTGAGAAGATGAAGGAAGATATTACAACAGCTATGAAAGCTGAATTAGATGCCCGTGATACGAAGATGCAGGAATCTATGAAGCCTATGCAGGAACTTGCGGAACTTATAAAGAAAGAGCGCGAGGAAAAGGGACGAGAGGAAGCTGCTAGAAAAGCTGCGAAGGATAAGGAAGATAAGGGCGATTTTAGTGAGCGGATTCTTATTGATCCGGAAAATGCAGTTGATGAGAAGCTACGGCCTACGCAGGTAGCTTTGCTAAAGCTCGCATCGCGGGAAGCTCGTAGGGAAACGCTAGGGGAGAAGGAATACTACTACGGAGATATCAAGAATAAAGTAGATGCTCTTATTGAGACTCTACCGCTTAACCAGCAAACGAACTCAGCATCAATCGAGAATTGCTATAAACTTGTGATGTATGATAATCAGAAGGATGTTGCTGATGGTAAAATCAAAGCTCGGAATACCAGTCTAGTATTTGAGGGTGGTAGTGCTGGTGGGCATAGTGGTAAAGAAAAGGGCGACGATGCTGAATCCTTTACTAAGGAAGAAGAACATATAGCAGAGCGACTTGGTATTAGTAAAGTCGATTGGCAGAAATCGAAGAAGGAGTTGAGCTATGTCTAATGAAATTGATACCAATGTAGAACTTGAGGAAGCGACTAGCGATCTTCGTGCTGATGATTTTAATGCTGCTCCTGCTATTCCACCTGCACATAAATCTTTTGTCAAGCCTGTAATTGCTGCTGCGCCTGGGACTGAGAATATTCCGATAACTGCTGCTGATCTGGTCAAAATGGCAAAGGATATCGAAGAAAAGACTCGTCAAAGTATCGCAGCAGCTAAATTCGACTCCACAATGCAAGGTCAAATAATGCCTAGAAAGGCTGCCCCAATCACAGACTTCTCGAAAGTAACACTTGATCAGGTTTATGATTTGGACTTTCCGATTGAGGCAAAACCATTTATGAGTGCGGACGGGCTTACTATTAAGCTCAAGGATACGAATTATGAAGCGCGATATGTTAATAAGAATCCTATGCGGATTGGGGAGTTGCTAGGAAAGGGATTTACTTATATCGAGCCGAATGATTTGCTGGATGATGATGCTAAGAAAGCTATTGAACCAGCTCTCGATGCACAGAGTCATTATTCGATTAACGATGTAGTGGCGATGAAGATTGACAAGGCTACTTACTATCGCGCTCTTCGTGCAGCACACGAACGGGCGGTATCTACGACTAATGCTGCCAAGCTCCACGAGCGCGCTGCTAAATCCGCTAGCGCATACATGGATAAATCAGACTTTCGCAATGATTTTGTAGGGGCGAAAAACGAAGGGAAGATGGGATTTTATTCGCCTGACGTTACTATCTAACGAGGTTGTAGAAGCACAGTAGTCAAATTCAAGTATGAGGAAATAAACTATGGCAGGGCCGAATCTTACTTATCACCAGCCCATCGGGGTTGTTGAAACTACGTCAGGACTTACTCCTCTGACAGTGAGCCAGCTTGAATTGAGTGGGCAGACGTTTAAAATTGGTACTCCCGTGGGTTTGTCGGCAGGTGGATTTGTTCAGGCTTGTGCAGCTTTTACTTCGAGCGGCGCGGTAACTGGCACTCTCGCTGGATTTTCACTTACTTCTGGTTTGAATCTTGGAACCTCTGGTAAGGGTGCGCCGGGTGCTTTTTCCCAGATTGGCCCTCCGGGAGCGATTCAGACTTATGGTTCGGTTCCATTTCAGGCATCTGCGGTAAATATTGCCGTAGGCGCACCGATTTCGGACGGTCGTACTTTGTTTGAATCCTCGGTTGGTTTGAATATTTTTGAAGCCACATTTGATAATTCAAATGGTACGGTTGCAGCGGATTATACTCCAACGCAAGCAATGATTGGCACTCAATTTGGCCTCACTATTGATTCCAGCGGTCAGTGGTATGTTGACGCGCATCTTACAACTCCGGGCACTAACACAGTAGTTCAGATGGTTGGTATTAATCCTATTGACCAGACTTCTACTGGTGGTATTTACATTGCAAATGCTCGTGTACGGTTCCAGGTTCTTAGCACCGCTCGCTCACAGTATGTCTAATCTAACGTAAAAGGAATAAAACTATGGCTACACAAGTACGTGGAGCATTTCCCAAGCTTATGGCTCCGGGTTTGCATAAAATCTACGTTGATGCTCTTGAGACAGAACAGCGGGCTGAGGAGTTTCAACAGGTTTTTAATGTAAAAACCTCGGAGTCTGAGTACGAGCAGGACTTGAAAATGGCAGGATTTGGGCCACTTCAGGAAAAGCCGGAAAATACGCCCGTAGCGTATACTACAATGATTCAGGGTGGCGATAAACGGTATATTCATATTACCTATGCGCTTGCTGTGAGAACCTCTAAGGAACTCTGGCAGGATGCTAAGTATGGTGTGATTAAGACCGCGCCGAAAGCTCTGGCTCGTTCAATTCGTTATACTAAGGAAATCGTTGCTTGGAATATCTTTAATCAGGGATTCTCTAGCAACGTGACCACGACTGATGGACTCTCCTTGTTTAACAATCAGCATCCGTTGCTTGGTGGGCCGTCCGCTACTAATACGTGGAGTTCGCTACCAAATCTGATCAGTGCGGCTGGAACTTATCCCAATCGTCCTGCTACAGATATCGACCTGTCATTTACCGGCGTTCAGCTTGCAACTACACAGTTTGAGCGTATGGTTGATTCGCAGGGACTGCCGATTAACTTGAAGCCAACTAAAGTCTTGATCGCCCCGGAAAATCGTTTCCTTGCGCGTGAAATCTTTGGCTCCAGTGGTAAACCAGCTACGGATACTAATGATATTAACTCGGTGCTTGGGGAAGACCTGAGTTTCATGGTTTGTCATTATTTCACCAACGCTGGCCCGTGGTTTGCTGTTACCGAGAAGAAAAATCATTCTCTGACCGTGTGTATGCGGCAGAATCCAGAGGATGAGTTTGACGAGGATTTTGACACTGGCGCAATGAAACAGAAGACTACCATGCGTATGTCTGCCGGTGCTACGGATTGGCTAGGTACTTGGGGAAGCAACGGAGCTTAAGTTGCTTGCTTTTACTAGCGGAGGTAGGCGGGCTAAAACCAAAGTTACTACTCCTAAACAGGACGTAACCTGCTTGATTTTTAGCCCGTCGGCCCCCACCTGAACTGGCCCTCTCCCCTTTAGGTGGGGGTTCTTTGGAGAGATGATGGCTTATACTATTTGTCAAGCTATAGCTCGGAATGAAGGTTATAACGTACCTAATTCTCGTGCGCGACGAAATAATAATCCGGGGAATATAAATTATGGAGTCTTTGCGAAAGCCCATGGAGCCGATTGTATTGAAACTATCCCTGATGGATTTAATGAAAATCCAAGATTTGCGCACTTTCCTGATGAAGATACGGGATTTAAAGCTATGAAGGCGTTGCTTTCTGGGCATTATGCGGGACTTACAATTACGCAGATGTATAATGAATATGCGCCGCCCTCTGATAGCAATAACACAGTGAAACTTATTGACAATCTGTGCCTATGGACAGGGCTTCCAAGCAGCATTGTGATTGATGATTATCTCTAGGATTAAGCTATGAGCTTTGGACTTCCTAATAAGCATACATTTAATGAGGGTGCGTGGGCATTCTGCTCACGGTGTGGGGATAGGACACCTATAGCGAATATGCGTTGGCAGCGCGGGAAGTTACTCGACGATAAATGCTTTGATGCGTTTCCATTACTTGGACAGATTGATAAGGGAATATCGGATGCACTGAGTCAAATCGTGCTTAGTCCCGATCTACAGCCTGACCCGAAATTAACTCTACCAACTTTAGACGGACAGAATGATGATATATTTATCTAGGAGTAACAATGGCAAATAACATTAGTGCGAATCCTTGGACTGTAGATACAGCCTCTACTACGCTTGTATGGGCTGGGCGTATTTATATCAAGGAACTTATTTGGAATAAACCTACTGCTGGTGATGCTCTGATTATCAAAGACCAGAATGGGAACATAGTCCTGAACACAGTGGCTAATGCTGCTGATCCTATGTTCACATTTGGTACGCTCGGTTGGATTAACGGCATGGCGGTTACTACACTGGCTTCTGGTACTCTCAGCATCTTCATCAACAAGTAAGGTAAAGTATGCCCAGCGGCCTTCGTAAAACTACTGGAAATCACTTCGAGATATACTACGAGCAGCCGTGGGGCGGAGTCGCGTCTGATAAAGATGCAGTGGATATTGCTGAGAATCAACTTGTAACTCAGCAGAATGTGGTCGCTGTAGATGGGGCACTTTGTCAGGTGGCTTTGATTAATGCTGCCCTAACTAATCCAGCTTGGTCAGCAGACGCTACAAACTCATATCCTGTGCTCATATTTGAGCTTGGCGGAGATGCTTATGCTGTAGATCAGTTTGGTCAGATGTATATTATGCGAGCAGGTAATGCTGGATATTTACAGTGGTTCCCATTTACAAGTGGATTACCGAGTCATATTAAGTGTAAGGCTCCTGATTATCCGTGGACGAATCCACCTACAGCGGTGCGGGTAGTTAATGGGATAGCGTATATTGCGAACTTTGGGAATCAGAGCATATACACTTTCAATGGTTTTTATAATGGTTTTGCTCTTGGTCAGTATTATGTCGGCGGGTTGATAATGGGAGTTCTGGATGATTATTTACTCCAGATGAATACGAATCAAACTTCTGGCGGCGGGCTACAACCTAATGGGGTAAGTTGGAGTGGGCCGGGGAAATTTACGACTTGGAATCCAGCTCTCGACCGCACATCAGGATACAACCAGCTTGCTGCTCTTGAGGATCAGATAACTGGATTCCTCTCGCTTGCTTCTGTAGGTATTATCATCTCACAAAAAGGACTCACTGAAATGAGTCCTACGGGGATTGGAATTGGGCCGTTTAATTTTACAACTTTGTGGATTTCTGATGTGGGGCAGGGCGGGACATACCCGGCTACGATTGTTCAGTATGGGCAAGTAGGATATCTACTTACTGACTCAGGAGCATACTCGGTTAGTACGAATGGTGGATTTCAGGATATAGCTGGCTCAGCTAAGAAAGCTATCTTAGAGTCTTATCAAAGTCCTAATTCTAGTTATGTACATAATGTACCAATTAGCTTACCTGGCATCGCAGGTACGATACTGTTGTATTTCTGGAATAGTAGTTATACTACACCATTTTATATGCTTGTTGGAGTTCCGGGTACTTCTACCGCGACACAACCTACACCACCACTTATTTTGTGGTTTTATGATTTGAAGACTAATATTTGGCAGCAGGCAAAGTTCAATATTGATACTTTATGTGCAGCTCAGAATGACGGCGGGCCATTTACTGATGGTCGTGTTATATCGGTAAGTACTACATCTCTTTATAATGGTATACCCGTACAAACTATATTTGCACAACCACTTACTATAATTTGGGTTGTAGTGCAGTACGGTGCTACTTATTATACCATTATAGTTTATCCAAGTTTGTATAATAAGTATACTGCGGATTTTGCTACTAATGTGGCTGGAAATCTAAATCTTACCTTTCGTGCTGAGGAAATGAAGCTTGGGCATACAAGGAAGCCTACAATTCGACGCGCTGTAGTTAAAGCATACGGTACAGGAGTTCTTACCCTCACAATAACTGACGTATCCGGAAACACAACCTCACTCGGTACAATTACCTTGGACGGTACAACAAATGCGAGAACCTACTATTCTCCCTTCGGCGTATCTACAGTGGAGGCTCCACAGCTTAGTATCACATCAACAAATTTTAAAGGGACAATTATCAAAGCTATGCTGGCCGGAACCTTCGCGGACGGAGAAATTGACTAATGCAGCCGAGAACAGCGACAGGGATATCAAATCAGGATCAACTAAACAAAAGCACGAACCAAGTGCTTAGTGGAAATGTGAGTCCTGGAAATGGACTCACATTTGATGCTAATGGACAACCGCTTACTTGGTCTACTGACAATCTCGTTGGTTGTGTTATTAGGGTTGGGAGTGTTGCGAATCCTAATGCTCTGGCTAATTCTTGGGCAGGGAACAATACGAATACTACAATAACGCATAATTTGGATATTGTACCGACTGGATTTGTGGTGATTGCTAAGTGGGCTGCGGCGGATGTTTTCTTTGGGACTGTGGCAGCTACTAAGACTACAATTACACTTCAGACCACAAATGACGCTACTGATATAACAATTTGGATACTTTGCTAGGGAGTTAAAGATGCCGTATCCGTATACAATACAGGATTTGTTGTGTGGGATTAATGCTACGCCTAGTGCGCCAAATGGTGGGGTGTGGAATAAGCTTTCCCAGAGATATGATGTATTTAGCATCTCAGGTGGGGCGGGATTTGGAATGGGGACTCAGTGGATAGCTGATGCGGTACTGGAATTGAGTCAGAGCTATCCAGTACAAGCATTACAGTGTACTACAGCCACTCCTGTGCAAATGATTTCTGGACAATATCAATATCCGTTTAGCACTTGGGTGAATGCGGGGGATATTCCGAGTTTCGGAACTACTGAAAATCCGAAGATGATTCCCTCATTCTATATGTTCTATAACAATCCTCTGACTACAGGACAGGGATATAATCCGGGTATTGGATTGATGTACAAGAGTATTGATTCGTTAGAGCTTATGTTTAGCACACCTGGGACTCCTGCTTATTGGAGCAGGTTTGGAAATGATATTTTTATCGCGCCGCAACCTAATAACAATTTCTGGTCGTACATGAGGTATCAAATACAGCATCCATTCTCGAATCCTCCGGCCCTTACTGATCCGATCTACCTAGCAGACGAATGGCGGGAAGTAATAGAATACGCCGCAGCTATGCGCGGAGCTGGGGATTTACGGATGTTGGATTATGCTACACAGTATCATAATATATTGTACGGTGATCCTAAGAAAAAGGGTGATCTTGGACTTATAACAGCTAGAATCTCCATAATGGAAAATGATATAGTATCAAGCCAGAGTTTTAGACAGATTCGACCAGTAATGAGTGGAAGGAGATAATATGGGAGCGAGTCCTGCTGTACCGATTTTAGGGTCAAATATGGTGAATAATCCGGCAGGACAGCCCGGTGCTATGTCCGCGCCGGTAGCTGTGCCTGCGGGTGTACCTGGGACACAGGCTGCGAAACCTAGCGACGCGGTTAATCCATTTTCAATGGCTACTGGCACTCCAGCAGTTCCGACTGCTGCTACGGCAGCGCCGGGAGTTAATCCGGGTTCTACAGTACAAAGCAATGGGATTAATTGGAATGATGGGTCTAATACAGTTACCGGAGATATGAAGGATACCTATGGTGCTGGTACTGGTGTGGCACTATCTCAAGCTCTACAAGGTCTGGGAACCTCTACATCAGCAGCTGTTACTGCAACAAACGCGGAGACAAATCTTGAAGCGAATGATCAATACGCGAATATTCAAGCGCAGGAAGCTGCTGGCGGGGTTACTCCGAATTCGAGTACAGCTGCTCTGGCCGCAGGGGATTTCTTCTCACATGTTAATCAAGGGTTGCAAGCTACGGATGCGAATATGGAGTTAGCACAACAGAATACTCTTATTGATACGCTAGGTAAGACTGGAGCTGCACATGGGCCGGATGGGTCTACTTTTGATTCAATTATGAGCGGAATTACGGATGCTGGTGAGATTGCTGGTGATATATTTACTGGCGGTATTAGTGGTGCTGTTTCAGGTGGCTTGGGAAATCTGGATAAGTTAGGTACTTCAACTGGCGGAGAGCAAGTTGGTAACTTTCTAAGTGGAATGTTTGCATAAGGATTAAATATGGCAGATACAGTAGCAGTTCCAACACAACCGACAATTCCGAGCATCGAGGCTGTTAAAGATGCTCCGGTTGCTGATTTGAGTACTTATGATATTGATAAAGCACTCACTCAGACAGCTGCGCAAGCTTCTGCGCCACTTCCTAGTCCATATTCTCAGGGGGCTGTACCAGCACAACCTTATGTCAAGCCAATACAGCCGCGTGAACAGCAACCTCAGCATCAACCGCTTACAAATAGCGCGTATGATATTAAACACGCGCGCAGGCAAAACTCATTCGCGGATTTGTCTAATATGGTTGGGAATGCTGTGCAGAAGCATGAGCAGCAGAAGCAGGATCAGTTGAAGAACAAGCTCGTGGATGTTATGCAGGCGAAGCAGAATGTACATAATGCTGAGACTGTGCTTAGTGACCCTAATGCTGATCCTAATTCTAAAGCCCTAGCTCAGAAGGTTTTTGACGCTAATAAGAAGAATCTGGGCGATATTCTAAAAGACCCGAAAAATGCTAAGGCTCTTGCAAAATCTCTGGATATTAGCTACGTCGATCCTGAGAAGAACAAGACTCCTGAAGTACAGGCTGGAATTGCAGCAGCGAAGGAAGTTAAAGCAGCTGGGCAGTATAATGCTGCTAATCCACAGGATGCTGCTGTGGCGAAGTTATCTAAGGATTTACAGAGTACAGCACCTAAACCAGATGTAAAGCAGGAATCTCGTGCTGATGCAGCTCTTGCTAAGGATATGCCTACGATTCAGAATAATCCACAATATGCTGCTGCTGTAACCCAACGTGATGCGGCTCAGAAGGCATTAATTCCTATTGCGGGGAAAATAATTGATGCTAATTCTAAGGCTTTATTGCAGCAGTATAAGGATGGGAATGCGCGCGCTACTGAGCTATTCAAAGCAACCACCACTATGCAGCAGGATTATTTCAAAGCTGTAGCGGCGGCGGATAGACTTACAGCCGCGGATAAGAATGCTCTCGCGCGTGTGGGTGCGGAGGGAGCTAATTTAGTTCGGGCTATTAATGCTAGGGCGGCTGCTACTATTGGAGTAACAGGTGATCCTAGGATTGACGTGCCCACTAGGGAGAAGCTTGGTAGTACAGAGTTGGCAAAACAGGACGCTGATATTAAGGGTGCGGGGGCAGCGTTATCGAATCTGCTTACTGAGCAAGGCGCGACTGGAGTATCTGATGGTGATAAGCAACAACTCACCGCTAAGATCAAACTGGCCCAAGATGCTCTCACACAGCTTCAGAATACTCGCGCAGCGACAGCACAGAAGCTCTTTCCAAATGATGTAGCTAAACAAGCACCGAGTACTAATACTCCAGAACCGGATGGATTTTGGTCTACCTTGTTCAAGTCATTTTCCGCTACAAGCGACTCAGAGCCAGTAGGTAATACAACGGATCAAGCCGATGACACCGATACAGACCCCGACAAGTACGGAAATAACTAATCCGCAACCTGCCGATCATAGTGCGATTACTAAGTTGCCCACTTTCGCAGATCGTGGTGCGGCTATATCTTCACGTCTGGAAAAGATCAAAGCTGACCCTAAATATCAGGCACTCCCAGATGGGAAGAAAACTGAGGTAAGGTCTAAGTTATATGACCAGCTTGTGCCAGCATCTTATGCAGGGTTTAAATTACCCGTACCTGATAAGAATACATGGGTCGCTGCATCTGGACGTATAGATACAGCAGGTGGTACTAAGTTATCCGATACATATAAACAAGATAAGGCAGCAAATTTCAATGCCGATGCGAATGTGGGTATCGCAAAGGGCTTAGATTCTATTTATATGTTTGGGTTGAAGCTTGGTAATAATGTCGCTAGAACTATGTTTGGCATGGAGGAGTATTTCACGCATAGAGGTGATACTCCGTTACAAATGTCCCAGCGATTTAATAATCAAGGCCAGATGAAAGCATATCATCAGAAAATGCAAGCACAGCAGGAGAAATTACAAAATTACGATTACTGGCTGCAAACACATCCGAGGGATACGAAAGTAGGAAAGCTCGCTGATGATTATGGTGAGTTAGTTGCTACTTTACCTGTGTTTGAGGGTATTTCCACAGCCAGAACTCTGGGTATGGTTGGAAAAGCTATTCCACTTACGGAAAAGCTTGCGGCATCTCCTGTTGGTAAGTTTGCGGCGAAACGATTAATTAATGCTGCTGATGGGTATTTGGCTACCCTTACCACAAGTGGCGGCTCACAAAAAGAGGCTGTAGCTGGTGCGGCGGGATTTGCTATAGGTGCTCCTGTACTTGAGGGCGCGGCCAAAGGGCTTGGTGCTGGTATCGAGAAAGTAGCCTCTGCACCTCTCATCAAGAAGTATACCGCTGAAGTTATGGCTATGGGCGGTAAACCATTCGTTAAGGATATAGCACAAAGTGCATGGCAGGAAATGAGTCCTCTTGCTTGGTGGCTGGAGCATGGTAAAGAATGGGGAGTTAAATCCACTAACGCAGCTATTGATGGAACTAAGCTCGGCCCTAACTTGATGATGTTTCCTGAAGCAGAGGGCAAAGGCTGGTTTGTGCATGATGAGAAAGTGTATCGGTATACAAGTAAGGATAATCAACAGGGCTTATTCGATCGTCTTACTAAGGACGCCAGTGCAACGCGAGATGCAAAAGACCCTGTGCTTGGAAAGTTGCATAATGCTGAGAAGGCAACATTTAACTCTATCTCGATGGCTAAATTCGGTAAGCCTATGGAAGGGCTTACTACTGACCAGCGCATAGAGGCTATGGGGATTCGTGCGAAGCAGATAGAGGAAGCTGCTAATGAAGCACCCGCACATTTGCCTGATGATGTGCAAGGAGAGCGTGAGAATCAAATTAAAGCCGCACGAGCGGCTAATCCAGAGCTTGATGCTAAATTCACAGCACGAGAAAAGAAGTATGGGGCGAATTTCGCGGCCACACAAGCTGCTAGCGATGTAAATGCAGTATCCGTGGATACAGGAATCAAGAACTCAAAAGGTGCGCTTCGTAGAGTGGCGAAAGCTACTAAGGAGACTTCTGAAGGTAAAATCTCTCCTCAAGCATTTGCACAGCATAGAGCTGATACTCTGGCCTATTTTAGAGCGCCGCGTAATAGAGAATCTCTTGCTGTGACTCTCGGCCCACAAGGGCATGAGAATTGGGCAGCTTTCTACGAAGAACTCAAACAACATGATCCTTCACAACTTAAATATGAGAAGCCTGAACATAGGCTTCTCTTTAATTATCCTGACCTGGTAACCAAGAAAGATAAGTATTCTCAGTATCTTAGTCGTGCTATTGAGCGGAGACTTAAGCAAACTACTGAGTATTCTGGTGCTACTAACTCAAAGTTGCTGGAGGAAGGTAAGCGACTCCAGAATCATGTTTATAAAATGGCTAAGAATGGGTTTTTGGAGTATGGGAGTAATGTGTATCGGTCTACAAAGCTTGGAGAAGAATCTGCCGGTACTATATGGCAATCACAGCAAAATGATGAGGTATTTGGTAAGACTACCAGAGCAACTGAGATGGCTTTATCAAGGCATCCGTCTGCTTTGAAAGCATATCAGATAACATCTAAGACTCTAAAGTTATTGTCCGAGAACGCCAAGACCGCAGACGAAGCAGCCTCATTCAGACGACAACTTGAAGATTATTCAACAGATTTACTTGGTAGTATGTCGAATTTTAAATAGGTAAATTATGGGCGGATTTAGCGAAGCTATAGGGAAAATCGCAGCGGAAGGCTTGGAGGATGTTGGAAGTAAGATTACTTCTAAGATCGCTGAGGTCGCGCCTGAGATTTCACTGCGCGGGTTATTCAGTCCGGAGCGCGCATTTGAGCAGGCTAATCCGTATGCGAAGGAATTGTACCATGACCATGTTACTGAATATGTGCCGAAGAAATCCGAGTATGAAAGTAAGATTGCTAATGGGCTAAAGAATCCTATCAATGCACATCCTAGTGTGCGCGGAGCTATATCTACACTCGATCCTACTGGCAAGCTCGGCCCGGCGAATAAAGTACCTGTTTCGGAAATATCCAAGCACGCATCTAAAATGGCTTCTGATGAAGTATATGGGCCTAATAGGATAGCGATTCAGGATATGCTGCGGTATACTATAAATAATCAAGGACAGCAAACTGCTGATATTCTATCCGATCATTACAATGTAATGTTTCAAGAGGCTGCGCCTAAGTACGGCGGAAAGTCACAGTTCGGAAAAGATATGGCTGGCGCAGGTGGCGATGATGAGAAAGGTATTCAAACACCGCTTTCTCCTTACAAGATAAAGGGTAAGTGGGAGAAATTCGTACAACCATTTCGACAGGCTCTTGCTTATAAAGCGGCTGTTATCCACGCAGGGGTCGCAGGGGGGAATCTTACCTCTGAGTATGGTTACACGAATATGCTAAAGGCTGTGAATCAACTTTACGGCCCGGAGCATCAGATTGATAACTTGCTTGCTTCTAATGCTATTTCAGAATTAACCATCGCACCACTCAGAGAAAAGCAAGCATTTGAAAATGGTGTTATACACAAATTCGCTCCCGGTGGAGTAGGGGAGTTTATACATCAGAATTTTCTAATCCCTGGACTTGCTCCTGTACGGAGGCAGTCTATTGCTATGGGGGCACAGGGCGGTAAACTGGTAGCTGAGGAAGCAGCCTATAGATTGAGCAAGGGAGATTCTCAGTACGCAATTCAAGCTCTAAAACGACTTAATATTGATCCAGCGAAAGTAATAGATCAAGGATATAAATTACATCCGGAGGACATAAACAAGGCTTATTATCATGGGGCGAATAATACGGTATTCTTGAATCCTTATGATAAGACTCCTACGTTTTGGAGGCAATCTCCACTATTCAGAAGTATGAAAGCATATTCAGGGTATATAACTCAGCAAGGCGCATTTATGCGTGGACTTCTACTACATCAGATGCGCTCTGGGGATACTCTGGGCCTCGCTCGTACTATCGCAAATTGGGGGCTTATGGCTCCCTTAGTAGCGGCTACTATCGTGGAATTTGACCGCATTACAGTAGGGGAAGACCACGAAGGTGGGATTGCTGGTATGGCAAAACATCTTGAGAATAGATACAAAGCTACTCCCGCTGGGCGTATAGCTTCCGCACTTACAGGAAGTAAGGCGGCTTCTAATCCTGATTCGGTGTATAATACGATATATCTATTAGGTACTCTCGGAGCTTGGGGGAATATAACAGGATATATTAGGGGCGCTAATAGGTCGAGCTTAGTAGGTAGATTCATGCCACCAGAGGCTAGGATGGCGGAGCAGGGACTTGAGGATGTAGTTAAAGCTTCGGGAAGAGACTCAAAGCATCCCAAAGCAGCAGAGCCGCTAGGTAGGGATTTACTTTCTGATATTCCTAGCTATGGCCTCGGAACTCAAGCATCACATATTATATTCCCCACAGAGAAAGAAGCGGCTAAGAATAAATCCCACCGCCCACGTCGTACTCAAGCAAAGCCTAAGAATTGGAACCCACGGCAGTTTAACCCAGATGCAGATTTTTAACAGGAGGCAACATGTCAGGACAAGCAGCAGCTAAAACTCGTGATGAAGTTCGTGCAAAGATTCGTTCAGTAGAAACCAACTTCCAGGTCAAGAGTGGCAAAAAAAGCAAGGGCATGGAGAAGTGCTAGTATGAAAACCTCAAATAAAGCAGTAGAGGATGTTGTAGCGTGTGTCATAGACTATGGCACCTTTACTGCTTTGTCTGAGAAATTAGCAGAAACATATAAGAAAGTGTACTACTACGCTCCTACAGAGCGGGAGTATAAAACCCTTGCGGATACTATGACGGGGAGTGGGCTGACTAAAGTTGAGCGGATTTATGATTTCTTCGATCCTGAGATATTTGATAAGATTGATTTATTCATATTTCCTGATATTGGATATGGGGGGCTTCAACGATATCTCAGGAGCATAGGTAAATCCGTATGGGGGTCAATGGGTGCGGATGAGCTTGAGCTTTATAGGGATCATTTTATTGAGGTGTTGAAAGAAGTAGGACTTCCTACTGTGCCCTCTAAAGTGCTTCACGGGCTAAAAGAACTCTCCGAGTATCTCAAGACCGTGGAAAAGAAATGGGTAAAGATCAATAGATACCGTGAGAATATGGAGACTTGGTATCATATTAATTATGCTCTTAGCGAGCGTAGGCTTGAAAGCCTCGCAGTAATCTTCGGTGGCGCGAGAAGTCAGGTTACCTTCGTAGTACAGGATGAAATCGAAACAGACATGGAGTGTGGGTATGATGGGTGGTGTATTAATGGGGCATATCCCTCCAAGTCTTTCCAGGGCTATGAGAAAAAGAATGAGTTGTACTTAGGCTCGCTGCTTCAGGATAAGGATTTGCCGGAGGAGATTCTGTTTGTAAATCAGAAGATGGCTCCAATTTTAGAGGAATATGGGTATCGAAACTGGTGGGCGACTGAGATACGTGTAAGTAAGGGTGTACCCTATTTTATCGACCCGACCGCTAGGCATCCGGGGCAAACCGGAGAGCATCAGTGGGAGACTTGCTTAAATATAGCTGATGTAGTATGGCAAGGCTCAAATGGTAAAGTAATCGAGCCAAAGTTCGGCTGGCCATTTGCTGCGGAGGCCACTATCCACTACGAAGCCTCCTCAGATAATCCAGCTATCGCAGAAGAGTGGAAGGTGCTTGAGATACCTAAGAAGGTCAAGCAATGGTTCAAACCTTATCACTACTGCGTAATTGACGGCATATATCACTTCATGCCGAGTAAGAAGGATGAAGTTGGAGTCTTACTTGGAGTTGGGGATTCAGTAGCGGAATCTATTGATGATATTAAAGAGAAGTTAGAGTTGATGAAACATCTACCCATATTCGCCAAGACCGCAGGCTTCGTAGACTTGCTCAAGTCAATCCAAGAAGCAGAAAAGAATGGAATCAAATTCGCTAATAAGATACCAAAACCGGAGTCGGTGCTATGATGAATGTAATTAAGCATACAGCTACAGAATACGATTCAAGTTTGCCTAAGATGTTAGCGACTATAGATGCTATATGCTTTGATACAGATAAAATGCAGGAAGAAGAATGGACAGCGTTCTTCGACAAACATAAGTCTTGGTTGGTGGTTTGGTATGAGTTGGAGAACAGACCTATCGCCGCTGCTGTTATGTGCTGGTCAAGTCACGCTCAAATAGCGTATTTAGACTCAAGTGCTGTGTTGCCAGAGTATCAAAAACAAGGCTTGGGACAGCTACTTCTTGATGATAGGTTAAGCTATGCTTTTGATATAGCTACTGTAATACAAGCACATACTAGGACAGATAACACAGCAGTTATAAAATTATTAAGTAAGAATAATTTTAAGCCAATTCAGTATGTGCCTGATTTTTATGGCTCAGAGGAAGATGGTATTTTATGGTCGTTAAGAACAGGTTGCAGAGGCTGAAAACTATAGGACTCTCATATCATGTCTGGAAAATGAATGACGGTTTAATGGTTGACTGGTGGTTCTGGTTCCTTCACGAAGACCCATATTATCAATAGAGGATATAATGAAAAAGAATATCTCGATTTTCTTCGCATTTCTGGCGTTATCGCTACCTATTTGCCTTGCTCAGTCTACGACTGTATCTGCTACTGTAACTGATCCAAGTGGACAGACTTGGAATAATGGGACAATCAGTTACGTTTTTCAGCCTGCACCCGGAGTTCCAGGGCCGTATTATTGGAATGGTGCTCAACTACCAGCTCAATATCTTACTCCGCAGGTAGTCCAACTTAATGGCGCAGCCTATGGTACATGGTCTATTCCTACTTCTACGTCCATTGCACCTGCTGGATCATATTGGCAGTATCAAGTAACTCCAGATGCTACTTCTCCATCTATAACTGTAAATCAAGCTACAACTGGGAGCACACAAAACATATCCGCCGTCATAACATCAACATTAGCTAATCTTACTATTCCAGCTACAAATTTACCAAAAGCTTATGCTGACTCTGAGATCAAAGTAGCTACAAATCAGGGTGCTCTTTATTATAATGTTACTGGCAATGTAGTGAGAGTATATAGTGGTTCTGCTTGGAGTACACTTGGTGGCGCTGTATGCGATAAACAACATCCAGATGTGGCTACATGTTTTGGCGCAAAGGGCACTGGCCGGAATAATGGCTACAGCACTTACGCAGGCACAGGGGTTACATTTGCGCCCTTGCCGGAAGGGGTTGATGGAAACACTACGGCGTCATCCAACATTCTGTATTCTCCGGCAGCCAATTTCACGTCCGGTTACGTGGGCCTGACAATTAAAGTGTTCGGAGCAGGAACAGCAGGGGTCAACCTTACTACGACGATTGCCAGTGTGCTTAACGCACACAATATAACTCTTACCGCTGCCCCGCAGATGACGATGACGGGGGCTAGTTATTTCATATCTCGCACAGATGGGGCGATGACGCTTGGCTCGGCAACGCTTACCTCTACCTCTGCCAACTTCACGCAGGCCTATGTCGCGCAGTTTGTGACTGTTCCGGGAGCCGGTTCAGCAGGTGCAACGCTGTATGCGCAGATCGTATCCGTACCTGATAGCACTCATATCATCTTGTCTGTCGTCGCGGGAACTGCCGTCACCGGCGCATCTTATCAAATCCTTGCAAGCAACACAATTCAGGCGAGTTCCTTCTTTACGGCTAGTAGTCCCAATATGGCAGGAATGGATATTGTCATTGCCAACGTGGGTGCTCTTGGACTTAATTTCCGTGCTGCGATTGTCAAGCTACTCGACAGCTATGGTAATACATGTACGAGTTCCTGCACATATGCATTCCTCAGTGAGAAAGCCAACACCTTTCCCGTGTCCTCGACGACTGCAACTGTGTACGGGAATACCTATGACGGAGCAGTGTCGGGAACAAGCATTACTTCGGTATCCATGAATTTCACGTCTGCCGACGTAGGAAAAAACATTTGGGTATCTGGCGCGGGTGCAGCGGGGGTTTCGCTGGCCACGACCATTCTCTCTGTTCAGTCCAGCACGACGGCGACCCTAAACACCACTGCCACGATGACGCTGGCGACCTCGGAGTTTGTAATTGGCGACGACGACACATCGGCCATCAACGCGGGCATCGCGGCTATGACAACGGGGGGTGTAACCTCCGGCACGCTCTCGATCACAGGCCGTCCTAATTCTTGCTATATCGTGAGTGACCGGCTCTGGATAGCCAACGCAAACAACTTTACTTTGAGTGGTATCGGACTTCCTAAAATATGCCTTGTAGGCACTTCCGGGCATCAGATTGGTGTGATTTATGGCGACAACGGTACAGGAACTCCGCTTTACACCACCGTCACTAATCTGACCTTCTCAGGTTTGGAGATCGCCGGAGATGGCGTGACTGCGGATCAACATGCGGGCATTATCAACGGCTCCGGCACTACGATCAAAAATCTGAGGATTGAAAAGAACTATATTCATGACGTGAGCCTGGGGGCTACTGTCAACGCTGATTTATCTGGTAGCGTGGATGGATTCTGGCTGCAAAACAACCGGATAGAAAATATCGCCGGGTCTGGAATTGGGCAGTATGGCATTACTCATTCAAACGGATCAGGATTGTGCTCGAATGGGCATATCAATTTCAACAGTTTCCGCAACATCGCTCGAATCGATGTTTATGAAGCGAAGGGGTGCGGAGTTGAGATTATCGGAAATACGAGTTTCTGGCACGGGGCGAACACCGTTCAATCGAGTCCAATCCCCTCGATTAACTGCTGCCGTGGTAAAAATATCACCATAGCAAACAACACGATTGCCTATTCGCTAAACGGATCGGTCCAAGTTGGAACAGATGATATTGACTACCCTACCCGTGACGTATTAGTCACGGGGAACAATGTTTATGAGCCACGCGGGCCGCACGCGGCATTCACACTTGGCAATCAAGACCCTGCCGACTTAGGGGAGTCGGACATGATTCTCAGCAACAACGCATCATTTGGGAGCCTGAACTATGGCGGGGGTGCTCTGACCATTTTCAGCGGGAAACACCTCACCGTGTCCAATAACTCGTTCACCAACGTAAATGGGAACGGAGGTGGCCTGGTAACTATTTACGGGTCGTCAGAAACGGTGGGGACGAATAAATGGACGAGCGATCTAAGTTTCACCGGAAATACCCTTCGACAAGCCAATGCTAGCGGGTCTGCTTATGGATTCGTGTTTGAGCCATCCGCATCCCTGAGTTCTATTGACGCGGTTTTCAAGAACAATGATGTCAAGATTTCTTCAGGTAGTCCATTCTATCTCTCTGCTGGAAACGCAAGCTACCCCGGCACGATCCAAACGGCGCAAACTTCCAGTATTTCTGCAACCACCTTTTACACAACGGCGGTGGAGGGCTATTATCTACCGTCGATGAGCCTTTACGCCACTTCAGCAGGGACCGGAACAACAGACAGCGTGACGGGCACTCTAAGCTGCACCGGATGTACGGCCTCCTCCACTTCGGCGGTGTCTCTGGATCAACTTGGCGGGTATAGCCAAGCATCTATTACCGACTCGACCACTTATAGGCCGATCCATCTTTCCGCCGGTATCGCGCTGAAATATGCTACTACGGTAACAGGTGCGAGTGGCGGAGCCTACGCGGTCAATGCGGGGGTTGGGAACTTCACGACAATGCCGTTGACCTCCACTCAAGCACCCACTGTTTATTTCACCGCCTCCGTTGCGGGATACTATACCGCGAGTTTGTCTGTGACCGTCACTACGGCAGGAAGCGCCGGAACTGTCAACGCCGCTTTAATAAGCAGCCGATGGGGTTCAATCAGCACTGGGCCTATATCTTTATCCACAATCAGTTTGCAGCCAGGCGGATCGCAGAAGTTTACGATTTACATGCAGGTTTCGGACACAATTTCTTACTCTAGTACCGTGGCCGGAGCGGCTGGCAGTCCTGCATATCAAGTGACCTTATCGGCGCAAGCTGATCTGTCAGACCCAAATATCACCGTTGTGGGCGAATCCGCACAAGGCTTGCCGTATCCACTGCTTGCTGCGGGGTCGTCCTTTGGCGCGTTTAACTCAAGCACCAACATGCAAACCATCTACAATAACGATCAGATGACGGGCAGCGGAAATGGTGCAGGGTTTGCTATCAACGCTTGCTCCACGGGACTTCCGGGGCTAGTGCTAGGAGATAACGAACTCACGCAAGATGTCTGCTTGACGCGCTCAGGAGCTAACACGGCGTCTTTGATTGGCGGTCTGACGGCGACTGGACCAATTATCGGGCAAGCCCCGACTGGTACTTACTGGAAACCGACCGACCAGAGCGGCGGCAATCTAACATTCTCCACCGCTGATGCTTATTACACGAAGGTGGGGAATATCGTTTACGTCAATGGTCGGATAGTATATCCAGCCACAGCAGATACAAATCAGGTTAATATCAGTCTCCCATTCACCTCGGCAAATTATACAAACAGCTATTTTGCCGGTTTTATTCTGAGCAACTACGCTGCAATTGGAAGCCCATCGCTCGACTGGTTGGTTGCTCCCAATTCCAACACTTTCGGAGTGTATATAACTCCAGGGCTGGGAACCCTGACGAATGCAGCAATCTCAGGTAAGTTGGTTTTGTTCAACTTTAACTACGCAACGCAGTAACTAAGTTGAATAGGCGCTGCGGTGCTTGAGCAGTAAATCACGAGGGCGGAGAGATGAGATGATTGAATCGACAATGGCAGAAGTTAACTGGACGGCGTAGCGGGTGCTGCTGGAATGATTACGGTTGAGGGCTGGTAATGCGGATCGCGCTCATCATCATCGGCTTGGCTGTATTGTTGGCGATTGAAGTAAAATGGCCTCCCTAATCGGAGGCCATTGTTTTTGCTGCTTAGAATTGATTTTGGGTTTCTGCATTATCGTCGATTTGTATAAAATCTCCAAGGGTTTTGTTTGAATCGAGTGAATATATCAGGCAAAGTGGCTCATCCTCACGCATACATCTTATTTTAGCGTTGCCCTTGAAGGGGAGGAAGTAGCCAGTATGCGCTCCGAATAATACTCGCTCACTTATTTTACGAGTTTTACATAGTGGCCCGGTAGATACGATCACACCGGAGGTTGGGATAGCTTTGGAGTTTTCTGGGATGATAAGAGTTGTACCTGTGCCTTTACATGGTAAACAAGTCTTACCACGCATTTCCTCGTACTTACCATCGCAGATTCTACACTCACGATCTATGTTTCCTACTGTGTACCTTCCCGGAGTACCACGCCTCTCACACTCACAGGACTTGAATATTCCAGTTTCTTCACAATCCTTACACTCGTACCCAGATTTAAACTTATCAATAAGAATAAGTATCTTATTCTCAATAGCCTCAAGTCCGAGTTTACCTGCTACTACGAAGATAACATTATCTTCATTATGGGTTTGTAACTCCGCCGCTGGTCTGCCCAGCATTTCCTGCTCCCTGTCTAACGTATTCATAATATTGGCGACTCCCTATAATTGGATCTCTGATTAAGCCTATTGTCTTTAGTGTAAAGAGGATTCTATCAACATCCTCCATCGTAGCATGGCGCGTCATTGCGCCCATAAGTTCCGCTCTACTTGCAAGTCCTTTCCTCTCCATGAATGATTGTACTTTAGCTGTAGCCTCGCTAAGCGAACTTTCTCCCACTCCTCTAAATGTAATATCAAGTGTATTAAGTACGCCCTGTACTAAGGCTATTGCTGTAGTAAGACACCAACGATCAATTATGAGCTTATCTGTACTTGCCGCCGCTAGGCACATGGCCACTTTTAAAACATGTACATCCTGCCTACTCTTAAAATGCCTCACTACATCTGAATCCATATCCGTAGCATGAAGACTCTTATACCACGGAGTAAATGTATCAATAGCATCTTGTGTGAATGTGTATTCTCCTTTTAACTTAGCAACCTCCTCAAGATCATGGCGCAGGTTTGTTATGAGTTCCATACCACCGGGCATCTTGGCTAACGCCACTGGCCAGGGTAGTTTCTTACTCCTTTCGTTAGCAAATACGAATATGGTTCTCGCTGTGAAGCCGCTATTAATTGCTTCGGCTGCGTTGACCTTCCCGTTAATCTTACGGATGAAATCCGGTACACAACACCCAATAAGGCTAACGCACATATCTTTAATAGAATGACTACCTTTGTTCTTAGTTCCATATTCAAATTTACTCCTATCCCAAGTATCACAGAGGAATGCTGTCATCCATTCGCTGCTGCCTAAAAAGGTACTGAGTTCAGATGCCATAATACATGCTGTGGATTCGGTACTTGCAACTACCTGTCCATTAACTACTGAGGTTGTTTGAAATCCCTTAGCAAGTCGTACTATTATTTCCTCTGCGGTTATACGATCTGATAAGTAATTGGCCAGTTCAGGCTTATACTCTTTGATAAAGTTATGCGCAGGGTGCATAGCTGTTCCCTTACCACATCCCGGCGGGCCTACAAGGACTATGTACTGATTCGGATAAACTAAATACGGCCCCCTATCTACCCATACTTTCTTTTTCAAAACCGCACTAACAACTGAGATCGCGCTCCAAATTACGAATGCTTGTGGTGCCTCCGTAATTGGATCGAGAGCCTCAGCATAACTGCTGATCCAATTCTTGAGAAGTTTCCTCGGCATTCTGCATCTCTCTCTCCTTGAGTTCCTGTAGCTTGTACCAAGCTGCCTGAACATCAGAATATGATATATCGTCTAGTCGCTTGGAACCATTCCGAGCTTTGAAGGTTATGCTTTCGGCAAAGTCGTATCCAATTTCTCCTTCGACGGGGATTCTAAGTTCAATTCCATTGTGGAATTTAATTGTTCTGTCAAATGCTTTCTTAGTTTCTTGGATATGATCCCAGATAGTGTCCACATTATTGTCAATCTCCTGCACAATCGAATCATGGCATTCTTGTAAGATATGACCTCTTGTTTTGTCATTTCCGGTTTCAAGATTAAACACCGCAAATCCCGTGTTATCGCCCACAGTAGACTGTGGTATGTAGCTAAAGGCTTCGTTGAATATTTTATTATTACTTCCTGCTTCTCCGGCGCGGAGTCCAAAGAAATATCGTTCACGTCCAAAGGGGGTGCTGAGTTTTCGTTCGGCATATAGTCTATCCTTTATGTACTTGTGGAATACTTGGTCTACACTTGGGTCGGCTTTGTTTACTTTATCAAGGATCGCAGAGCATTGCGCAGGCGTGAGACTATGACCTTCCTTAGCCAGAGAATCAGACATTGTGTTCCCACGCATACCATAGTTATTAGCGTGGCGAGTTTTCTTTCCGAGGTAGCGTTCAATGGAATCTTTCCATTCTGAATCTGTGTAGTAATCCCAGGGTAGGTCAAAGATTATACAAGCTAGTTTTCTATGGCGATCTATATTATTTATCAGGTCATCCAAAGCTTCCGCGTTACTTGCCAGCGCAGAAGTAGGCCAATCCTCAGCCTGCATCTGGTCTATATTCAGAAATATTTTACCAGCCCGCGCAATAAGACATTTCCGATAGATTTTTGCAAGCTCTCCATGCTTGGGAAAGTTTTGAGCGTTTCCTCCAAAGCCAAAAGAATGCTTGCGGCTACCTCGTCTCCCTGTAACAGTTCCAGCGCAGTTATAATTAGTAAGGAATACCGCGTATTCTCCTTGCCGATAGAGATTTGCATTAATATACCTCGCGCGGAGAGTACCGAGTTCACGGATTCTAAGTAACGCTCGTAGTGCGGGGTCTCCTCCAGGTATGTTGAATTGATTAGTAGCGTATATTTTTTGAAGGACGAGTTCATTGAGGGATTCCTTTGCTATGTAGTTACCATCTTCGTCTCTACTTGATACCTTTGGGATTTTGAATCCCATCTTCTTTAAATGAGCAAGAGGAGTATTGTCGCCAGAGGAAGAATTAAGATTAATACTGCTCCCAAGGCTAGCTTCCGGTTTGTTTCTGGCTCCGATGTAACAAGGAATACTCCAAGTAGAACTAACAATAGCACACTGATTAAGTATATCTTTATTAATATACTCGCTGGCATCTTTTAGCCTCTCGTGTGAAACTACAATGCCCCGGCTGTCTATTTTGTGATAGACAGCCTGGAGCGCATGTAGGTATTCATTTGTGATACGATTAGGAATCATGATATCCTTGATTACGGTACATAGTTCGCAGGTACAGCAAGATTCGGAGCAATAACCGGAGCACCGAGCAAGGCCAGAAGTGCGGAGTTGAGTTCAGTTACCAGGGCCGGGAATAGATTAGACTGCGGAATCCCCGCACTGGTTTGTTGTGCTACAGGGATCGGATTCGCTCCGAAGAAGCGGAGAAAATACTGCCCGTCGTAGCTAAAATCACATTGCCCAAGCCCCGCGCCACCGGAGCTTGCACCAACTATAATACCCGCGAACTTATTAGGAGCCTGAATAACTGTAAATCCCACGCCGGGGAGAGTAGTTGCCATAGCCGTCGTAAACTGCGACGGGGTACAATTATAGATTTGTTCGTACTGTTGAACTGCCATTTATTTTACCTCGTCTGGTTTATACTCAATTTTAGATATCTTATTGTAAGCTAAATGCATTGAGAACGCTGCTACAACTTCTGAGGCTTGTTCTTTGGTAAAGTAGATTACGCCAGCATCGCCACAATCTAACCTTAGTCCTATGAATCCTTCACGATCTTCCATAGTCCAAATGTGGTCTGTACTATATTCCAAGTTGATTCCAGGCATTAATAACCTCCGATTTGTACATCATTTCTAAGCGGTGTTGCAAGTAAGCGAGCATTTGATGCATAGGTGTTGAAGTGCTCGCCAAGTTGATAGCAAAGCTTGTACGCTTCGTGATTTTCCTGTACAAGCTCCGCCAGATTTCGTAGTTGGGAGTTTATCTGATCTGATAAAATCTCCTGTGATTCGAGTGAGATTTCGGTCATTATTCAAGTCCTCGCTGTTTTAGTTCCTCAAGTTGTGCTAGGTAGATTTCCATAGTAACGCATACATCTTTGACATTATATGTCTTTAACATAGTCGTGTTCTTCGTACTCCATCCGTGGCCCTCATCCTTATAGTACCGCTCTCTTGTATACTGCCGCGTCTGGAACTGCAATGTGTGCTTAAGTTCCGGCCAGAGTATATGATGCTGTATAAGTGTATCGCGGCATTTTTCTAGTGGGAATCGAAAGCCAAGTGCTTCGTAGTAGTTAGCATCAAAGTTGAAGAAGTTTTGTCCAAGAGAGGGGACTTCCCAAAAGAGTTTAGCTAGGTGTTTCCATAACTCTCGTGTCTCAACTACCGAATCGCGAAAGCAATCAAAGCTGATTCCGAAATCAATAGAAGGAGCCAGCCCAATAACAACAGGATATCCCGGCAAAATACCATAAAATTGTGATGGTTGAGTTTTAGTAGGTGCTTTTGGATAGATTGTCTCAATGTCGTTAGAAATAATATCATAATTAAGAAAATCATCAATAATAGAAAGCAGTTCATCGAACGATTCAAAAGTGATCTTATGTGTGCGTTTTGGTAGAGGTTGGATACTGTGTCCATTATTTCTCCAATATTCAAGTTCCGCGGCTGCCTTACTCAAATCACAACTCACAACTATATCCCGAATCTTCCACTGACGAATCACATCCATCGGTTCAAATGTCGGAATTATATAATGCGGCCAATCAAGCTTATTCCCCATATTCGAGGAGAGTAATGAACCAGCATACTTCGAGAGTTCTGAATCCATATCAGGGTTATAATTCTTCTTCTGATATTTAAACCGCATCTCCTCAACCAGCCAATTCCCTGCGGAACCTAGCGGTATAATAATAGGCGGCTTGTAAGTATGTAAGCTTGATTCCCAAGACCCCGCTGCTGAAGTATTCGCTGTATCAGGTTTCTGCACTATTACATAATAATCTGTGATTCCTGCTTCGGCAAGCATCTTATCAAACACATACCCCTGTGGAGATGAGAACAAATACCCTTTATCCTCATCTCCACTTAAGGGTTTGTTTAATATAATCCATACCGGAGCAGTCGGATTACCTTTTGGGTGTACATACATTATAACTATCCCTCTAACTCATAACCGTAATTTCCTAAAATCTGTGCCGCCATCCAACGTGCTGCGCGTTCGCTTACTTCCTTGTTATTTGGTGGAGCATTTAGAATACGAATAAGCTTCGCATCTGATACACTACCGAATCTAATTCCGTTCAAACCTTCCTTAGTTAACTTGATCGGGGCTTTCACTTTCGGGGTCATCGGCATCTTCATCCTCGTCCTCGGCATCTACATCACACATACAATCCTCATGCAACTCCCCACACTCGTCACAGAACATATCTTCAATATCTTCATCTGCCATATACATTCTCCTTGGTTTTAGATTGAAAAATTGAGCGGGTAGAGCATATATCCTACCCGCTCAAGTGATACAAGCTTTCCTCTCCCTACTTAATCAGGTTCGTTGAGTGCCGAATCTTTGGAAACTTGGTCGCGCAATCCGCAACCGCACAAAGATAACGACTGACTTTATTACTATCCTTGCCCTGATAGTTGTCAACCGCGACCTCAATCTTACCAGTACGCCCAACTAATGGCCCCTTGTAAACAAACGTCGCAGGATCATCAGCCTTGTACTTAGCGGGATCGCCAGTCCATTCTCCGGGGAGCCAGTTATCCTTACCATCTGTTTCCAGCGGAAGTCCAAAGCAATGGGAAAAATCAGCCCAAACCCACGGAGCGTTCAAGGAATCAAATACTTTCCTTCCCGCGAATTCAGGATGATTTACCACTACCATGCAAGGGTTATAATTAAGCGACGTACCGGACTTGGAAAGCTTTGGGTTAAAGCTTACAAGTTTAACATCATACTGTCCCGGAGGAATAACATCAAATCCTTCGATCTTATCGTTACTTACCTTCATTTGAAAAGTAGCCACTTGTATTACCTCGTTGTGTTTTTATTTTACTTCTCGTACTTCGCTTGCGCGAACTTGTGATTAAACTTGGGATGCTTTCTGGTGTTTTGCGATCATGTCAGCTAGATTCGGGCTCTCAGTAGGATCAAGCTTCATAGAAGTGGAACACATAAAATCACTAGTAGGAGATGTGGTTACTATGCGCTTACCACTATAATCCACCGAGACTCGGAATACGTCATTAAACAGGGAAAGAACAGTTGCTAAGTATACAGGCTGCACAGTTTTCATTCCCGTATATGCTCGGACTTCTTTCGTGGACTTAGCTTTATCAGTTTCATCAGTTTCATGAAAGACTGCTATCACGTTACCAAGCTCACTGAGTCTACCTACTATGTAGTCCATATAAGCTCTAAGTCCGTTTATAATATCCCATCCCTGCGGGATATTTAGAACAGTTGAGCCAATCTTGATTTTTCTGGAGAGCTGCTGCTGTTGATAAATAAGAGTATGTTCCATAGCAGTACGCATATATGTCATGGAATCGAGGACGTAGGTTTTGGGAATTTCCTTACCTCGCTGTTTATCGTACTCAAATGCTGAGATATCCGCCTCGACCTGATCCATAGCGTTTGGAGCATTAGGATTTTTATCCCAATAAGATTTCCCGGATATATCCGTGCGTTTATATTTACGGCAAAATTCCTTAAGAGACTCAGAGCGGGTATCAAAATCAAAAGTATACAGCGGGGCTGGTGCTGTATAAGCCAGCCAGCTTTTTCCCGCCTTTGGTACTCCGACTATGGCGATTTTATATTTTGATTCCGCACCAAGATCAATCAAACCTGATATGTTTTCGTACATTGATTACTCCTATTTTTTGACTACTAGATTTGGCTTGGTTACAGCAGGTTTTACTTCGTGATCAATATGCAATGCGCACATGGTAGAATTATCCTGTGCTGTATTAGCGCATTGTAAATGGTTAGGTAACATATAAGCACAACGTGTGTTTAGGTTCATTTTTTATTCCTTTCATCGCGCTCCGTATGGAGGCGGGTTAGTGCTCCCTGAACGCCATCGAAATTAGAGAACATGCGACAGATAACGCTATGAAGCGAAAGAAGTCCAAGTCCTCCCATTTAGGGCCACGAGCTTCAGCAATAAAACCAAGAATGAAAGTCAACAAGAAGAAGACAATGCCAAGCCCTCCAAATAGGTTCTTCAAGTATTCTGAAATAGTC